ATCCTTGCCTCTGTGATGATTCCTCCCTTAGCCTCACTGCACTCTGTAATGCATTCTCAACCACTGATCTTTCAAGTCTATAAGTACTAAGGTCATTGGCTGTTACTGATGTTTTACCATCATCTATCAAGTCTGACATAAAGCAGTGCAATTTCATAACCTCTATGCCAGCCATTGTCTGATTGAATGGATGATCTCTGTGACCTGATAACCTCAGCTTCGACTTGATTACGCACAAGATGTTAACATGTATATCGTCAGTCGGTATATCAGATTTTGTTTCGTAACTGAAGCTAGTCAATTTGCCGAGATAATCCTGTATCGAGAAATAAACAGCATCTTTAACTGCATTTCTGAATTTTGGGGACATCTTCGAGTCAGAAAATGACTCACTTGTGACCACACATGTAGGGAATTCAGACGGATGTGTTGACGACATCCTCACGCAGTTCTCAATGAAGGCCCTGAGATTATGCTCATTGAAAACTGAGTAATCAGAAAAGAGAACGTCAGCTGAGTCAAAGTTGCTAGATGTTATATAGGCCTCATATATCGCACTGAGGTTCCTTTCATACTCGTATAGGGACTCATGCTTCCTCTCACATAGCTCTGACAACTCAATTTCGCCTCTTGCAGACTCCATGTCGTAGCCCGTGCGAATATAACTCCTTATAACCGGGCCCATCTCCCGTAATATTGATGCCCTTGAACCAGCAGAACAGAGCTTCATTGCCACTGACGATGCAGCATCAAGCATTATACCAATCCTAAGACTATCTGGCAAATATCCTGATGATACAACGTGAGGAGAGACCCTATGTGACACGATCGATGAATATAGCCACTCTGTGTACATCGAGAGCAGTAGTGACCTCGTGATTACCGGATCAGATGAAACTGAAAGAAGACCTTGAACATGTATCATAGTCTCTGTCGTTCTTCTCTGCTGCTCCTCTTCTATAGCAAGTGATGTAAACACTCTTGTGGTGTGCTGATCTATCAGGTTATCAGGTGGGTGAAATCGACTCTTCATCTCACGATTGAATATATTATTATCGTGATCACGAACAATATAGTAATAATTGTGGATAGACCTTGTAAAGCTAGAGCTCCTATTCGGAATTTCCTCAAGTGATGCTGCCAACTTTGCTAGCTCACAGTATGTAGTCCTATCTGCCCTATTAGTTTCACCTATGTCTTCCCAAAATGACTGTGTTATCCTAGAACTTGACAGTGCGTGATATGGTGATGGGAGGTGTACATGTGCTTCAATCAATCCAAAGTTCCTAGTGGACCTGTGAGCTGATAAAGCTGTCATACTGAGTGGTGCTGGGCATGGAAGATTGAACGCAGATGCAACAATGCAATAAAGTTTAATTAGGTCAGGTGCAGTCGACAACATCCTTGCAGATGTGGTGATGAATTTCCTTAGTGATCTCTGTGAGTCATCAGATGTTCGTTCAGAGCTAAATTCCTGTGAGAGCTGAGTACCAAGGAATCTCATTGCTGGTTCCTTATACCTCTGGCCGGTTATGAGACCATCTGCTGTGTATTCAACTGAAGCCACTATCTCAGGATTAACAATAGACGGTAACAGTGCAACACGTGAGCTCTCTTTCATCGGCATGATGCTAAAACCTGGATAGCAGATACGGATAATGAAGTCCACGAAAACATTGCTTCTTATGTTCTTATGTTCACCTCTATATGATTCTAGGTACCTTATCCATTCATCCATTGATCTCATGCAAATGCGTGTGTCAGACCTCTGAGCTGAAGCTATATCCCTCCTTGAGACAAACTTAAGAGCTGTATGCCCCTTCACGAGAGCCATCTTCTTCTGATATTCAATAACTGATGGCACCGAGCTAATCAACTTTTTCACGATTGAGACTGGCACCTCATATGAAGACTTTATCTCAGAAATAATAGAGTCCTTGATGAGCTGGGTTATCGGGTCACCTGTGTCACCCTTCTGGAAATTACCCTTCGATATAAGACCTCTCGTCAGACCCATACCTGACGTATCTGGCAATGATGTCTGCAAGTATGAGGCACTAATCAGACCATTCAGCGAGTCAGGTGGCGATAGAAGATTTTCGGATATTCTAGTTGCTATGGCTGAAGTGTAAGCAGGAAATCTCTCCTGGAGTATCTCTAAGTCAGCAGCAAATTCCATTATTGACTCTATGCATGTTACAGATGACAGTTCAGTGGGAGATTGTATC